GCGAATTGCACAAAATTCAAGATGAATCGCATAACGCAACAGTTCGTCGTCAATGTGAACTATATCAACACAAAATGTATATTGCTAAGATTAAAAATAAAAAAGAATTAGATTTAAACTACAAATCACAAGAATCACTAACAAACAATAATAATATTATAACTCCGCAACTTACATTAAAAGTAATTAACAATTCTGATAAATTCATATTAGAAAATAATGATTAATAATGTTGTAAATTTTGAATTGCAAGAAAAGCAATCTATATGCTGGACTTCGCCCGCAACTGAAATATTATACGGGGGTAGTGCTGGCGGGGGTAAGTCTCACGCAATGAGAGTAATCGCAATAATGCTTGCGTTCAGTGTCCCTAATCTTCAAATATATTTGTTTCGTCGAGTGTTCGCGGACTTGCTTAAAAACCATGTCGAAGGCTCTTCGGGCTTTCGTGTGTTGCTTGCTCCTTGGGTCAAGGAAAAATTAGTAAGAATTACAGAAGAAGAAATATCGTTTCAAAATGGTTCAAAAATTTATCTTTGTCATTGTCAGCACGAAAAAGATGTTTATAAATATCAAGGGGCAGAAATGCAAGTTATACTTATTGATGAATTAACACATTTCAGCGAAAAGATTTATAAGTTTTTAAGGGGTCGGGCAAGGCTTGGCGGTGTTCAGGTGCCAACTCATTTAAAGCACAAACTCCCGTTAATTTTATGCGGTAGCAATCCAGGAGGAATTGGTCATGAGTTTGTTAAGCAAATGTTTATTGACAATTGCAAGCCCCTCGAGCTTAGAAAAATGAGCGTTGAGGAAGGTGGAATGATTAGGCAATATATACCCGCAAGACTAAGTGATAATGAAGTATTGATGCGTAATGATCCAAATTATGCTGATAAACTACAGGGCTTAGGCGGTGCATTAGCTAAAGCAATGTTAGACGGTGATTGGGACGCTATTGCAGGGGCTTATTTTGATAACTTTGATAAAGCTAAACATATCATCGAGCCTTTTTTTATTCCTTCTGAATGGTTTAAAATTCGTGCATTTGACTGGGGCTATTCTAAACCTTTTTGCGTGCTTTGGGGTGCTGTTAGTGATGGTTCGCTTGTTGATTGCGGAGGCATTAAACGAAGCTTTCCGAGGGGTGCAATAATTATTTATCGTGAGTTTTATGGTTGTACTGGTAAAGCTAACGAAGGACTTAAAATGCACGCAGGCGATATCGCTAAAAATGTTAAAGAAATGCAACAAGGCGAAAAAATGAATGACATGGTTGCTGATCCTGCAATATTTGATGTTTCAAGTGGTGAAAGTATAATGGAGCAAATGTGTAAAGAAAAAATTCACTGGCGAACAGCGGACAATAAGCGAGTAGCAGGCTGGCAACAAATAAGAGCAAGATTTAGTGGACAAGATGACAAACCATTATTATATTTTACAAATACTTGTAAAAATTTAATTAGAACATTGCCGATTATGCAATATGATAACAGCAAACCCGAGGATTTAAACAGCGACTTAGAAGACCACGCAGTTGATACTTTAAGATATTTATGCATGTCTCGCCCTGTTGTAGTCGAAGTTCCAAAATCGCAAATGGCATTAGAAGAACAATGGTACAAAGATTTTAATCCTAAAAATTATTCAACAAATAGAAAATAATTGTTGACTATTATAAAATTTTGTTAAAAATACGATTTTAGAGGCTTGCATGCGTCATCACATTGACAATTATTAGATTTATCATTAATGCAAACTAATATCCAAGTTGAAAAAAAAGAAGATTTAACGCACTCTAAAGGAGATGCTGGACTAGTTGAAATTTGGACAAAAGAAATTGAAAATGCTAGTAATTACGAAAAAAAATGGCGTGATGAAGCTGATGCTAACTTTACAATATACAACAACGAAGGTCAAATCGAAGATAGATATAATGTTTTTTGGTCGAACACTCAAACATTACGCCCGCTTTTATTCTCAAGACTTCCTAAAACAAATATTACTCAACGCTTTTTAGATAACAGCGAAACTAATCGCATTGCTTCTGAGATGATGGAGCGCTCTATTGATTTATATTTAAAAGATTCTGATGCTGAAACTGTAATAAGCAAATGCCGTGATGATTTTTTAATCGGTGGGCGTGGTGTTGCTCGTGTTTGCTATGATCCCGAAAAAGAAGTTGAGTTAGAAGATGGCTCAATTGAAATGGATGATTCTGAAAAAAAATGTCGCATCGAATATGTTGACTGGAAAGATTTTAGAATGTCAACAGATAAAGAATGGTGCAATGTTCAATGGATAGCCTTTAGACATTACAAAAGCCGAGATGAGTTAATTGAAGATTTTGGAGAAAAAAAAGCTAATGCAGTTGAATTAAATGCAACAAGGTTAAGCGACAGTTCACTAAGCAATAATAAAAACAAAACTGATAACAGTGAACTATTTAAGATGGCTGAAGTGTGGGAAGTCTGGGACAAAGAAAGCGAATCAGTTCTATTTTTAACAATTGGTGGTGGAGGTGTTTTATTATCAAATGAAGAAGACCCTTATAAATTAAGGGATTTTTTTCCAATTGCATCACCGCTTGGTTCTAATTCAAATCCTATTGATTTAAGACCAATCCCACTTTATAGACAATACAAAACACAAGCTGAAGAGCTTAACATTATTGATACTCGCATTCGTTCATTAGTAGAACAATGTAAAGTAACTGGGATTTATTCATCTATTGCCGAAGCTTCTGACATGGAAGGCTTATTTAATGGCATTGATGGCTCTTTTACTCCTATGCTGTCAACTGGAAATCAAAAAGTTCAAGATATGATAATGTTTAAACCACTTGGCGAAATTATCGCAACTATTGCACAACTGAACGATAGAAAAGACCGTGTTATATTTTCAATAAGAGATATCACTGGAATCTCTGATATTGTGCGTGGCGTTACTACAGCTTCAGAAACCGCAACAGCTCAACAATTAAAAGGTAATTTTGCAATTAGTCGAATCCAGCCATTACAAAAAGAGTTAGAATTTTGGGTTAGAGATTTAATTCGTTTACTTTGTGAACTAACAGTTGAAAATTATAAAACTGAAGAATTGGCACAAATGACTCAACTTAAAATCGTTGATATTAAAGCAATTGAAAAAGCTGAACAACTTAAATTAGATGCCTTATTAAATGAAGCTAAAAGTTTAACTAATCCAAATAATCCTGAAGAAGTTGCTAGATTAGAGCAAATGAATGAACAAGCGAAGGAGCAATTTAAAAAAACAATGAAAAAGCCTTTAGAAGATTTAAAAGGTTATGCAATTACACCAGAGCAAATTCCAGAATTAGAAAAATTAATCAAAGATGATAAATTAAGAACCTTTGCAATTGATGTTGAAACTGATTCAACAATTAAAGTTGATCAACAACAAGAAAAAACCGATAGAATTGAATATATTCGCTCAATTAGTGAATTTTCAAATTCTTTCTTTCCAATGGTGCAAGCTGGGATTATTACAGCAGATGCATTTAAACAGTTTATGTTATTTGTTTCTAAGCCTTTTAAAGTTGGTCGTAATGTTGAAGAAAGTTTAATTGCACAAGAAGAGCAGGAACCAAAAAGGCCAAGTGCAGAAGAAATGCTTGCTCAAGCTGAAATTCAAATTAAACAACAAGAATTACAATTAAAAGCTCAAAAACAACAAAGCGATACACAAATTGCTCAAGAAGAGTTAAACATTAAAAAAGCCGCATTATTGCAGGAGCAAGCTATTCATCAAGATAATTTAGAATTTCAAGATGCTAACAAAGCAGCCGATAGAGAGCAACAATTGACAACTCAAGTTGTTGGTGCAAGAACGGCTTTAATGAATTCGCAAGCAATGGCACAAACCGAGCATTTAAATCAAATTATAAGAGATTCTAACAAACCAACATTAATTTAGGAGGACTATGAAAAAATCTACAAAAAAAGGTGGTAAAAAAGGCGGAAAAGGTTGCTAATATGACTACTAAACGCTTAACTTACATAAACGGCAAAGCTGAGTGGGTTGAAATTGATACCCGCTCAGTTAGCAAACCTAATAGAAAAATTCTTGGGAAAGACCAAACTCTTGACCAATATATTAGTGATAAAGGTGGCATTCAAAGCCATTTAGACAATAAAGTTTATACAAATAAACAAGATTATTTGGCTTCTATTAAAAGAGCTGGATGTCATATTAAAGATTATTAATAAAAAATTTAAAAACTATTTGACAATTATTTATAATTAAGTATTTTGATTATAATAATATATATTTTATCAACAAAAAATAATTTATGCACGATATTTTAAGAGAAAAATTATTAGAAAGTGTTAGCAAGATTGAAGATGCAAAAAATCCAATCGAAGAAATAAAAGAAGAAGTAAAGCAAGAAGTAAAGCAAGAAGTTGAAGAAAAATTAGAAGATAATATAGAAGAAGAACTGGAATCAATTGAAAATACACAAGAAGAATCAGAAGAGCCAGAAATAAAAGAAGAAGTAAAAGAAAATATTGACAAGGGTATTGACCTAAAAAAAACTCTTAGCGGACAACCGCGTGAGTTTAGGGAAGCCGTTGAATTAATTAAAGACCCCGAAGCACAAGCCAAGGTTATAGAAGCAGGCAAAATATTGCGTGCTAGGGAAGACCAAGTGAGACTTGAGTTAGGAAACACAAAAAAAGAGATGGCTAATTTAAAAACTTTTGATGAGTCTTTTAAAAAAAATCCACTCCAAACACTAAAAGATTTAGCAAAATTTGCTAATATCGATTTAAACAGTCTAATAGAACCTGTTCAAGATGAGTACGATTATCGCACTCCTGAAGAGATAGCTAGAGACAATCATTATAAAAATATTGAGTCTAGACTCGCCCAGATTGAAAGACAGAAACAAGAAGAAACTGCTGATGTAAATGCAAGAGAAATTGAGCAATTTAAATCGGCTAAAGATAGTAATGGTGAAATTAAATACCCTCACTTTGAAAGAGTTAGAGGAAATATGGCGACTTTCTATATTGAGGGACATCCGCTATATAATCCAAATTTAACTCTTGAACAAGCTTATAAAAAAGCAGTAATGCTTGATGATGAACTTGTAGAATTGAGAGATATTGAAATCACTAGAAAAGCGACGGAAAAGCGTAAAGAGGAATTGGAAAAAGCCAAAAGGCTTAAAAAATTCTCGGGTAAAACTTCAAGTGTAAATGTTGCCCCCGCTAGTCCAAGAGCTTTACTTGAAGACATTGTTTCTAAACATTTTGCTGGAGCGTTGTAAAAAACTAATATTTAAAAATTTTTTATAACCTTAATTATTTAAACAATGCCTAATCCAAATTCAAGCATTGGTCAATTACTCACTACTACATTGGACAATTACGCTCCAACTATTATTGATAACGTGACCAATAACCATCCTTTACTCGAAAAATTGAAGTCTAAAGGAAATATCATTAAAAAATCAGGTGGTGTGACTTTTCAAAAAAAGATTAGTTATGCAACTAACGGAACTGTTCAATATCAAGGTGAGTATGATACTTATAATACAACTCCTCAAGATGTAATCTCTACCGCAACTTTTGCTCAAAAAATCTTAACTGGTACTGTTACCATGACTGATTTAGAGTATGCTCAAAATGCTGGTAAAGAACAAATTGTTGATTTGTTAGCTGAAAAAATGAAAGTTCTTCAAGCTTCATTGACTAATCAAGTTGGTACTACAATCTATGCTGATGGAACTGGTTCTGGCGGTAAAGATATTGGTGGTTTACAATTGTTGATTTCTGATACTCCAACATCTGGAACAGTAGGACAAATTAACAGAGCTAATTATTCTTTCTGGCAAAATAAATTATACGATTTCTCAGTTGAATCAGTAACGGCTTCTGCTACTACTATTTTGCAAGCTTTTAACACTTTATATCTAAGATGCCAAGCTCAAATGGGCGAACTTCCTGATATGATTGCTGCGGATAGCGTATATTTTAGCTATTTTGAAACTGCAACTCAAACAATTCAAAGAATTAGCTCTGATAAAATCGGAGCGATGGGTTTTGATAATTTGAAATATAAATCAAGTGATGTATTCTATGATCCTGAATGCCCTGCTTCGCACGCATATTTCATTAACACAAACCATATTTTCCTAGAATATTTAGGTAAATCTTTGTTTACTACTGGAGAAGCGACTCGCCCGTATAATCAACCAGCTTATGTAATTCCAATGACTATGATTGGAAACATGACTGTTGATAATTCAAGAGTTCACGGCGTTATGCATGCTTAATTAATAATTTAAATAAAAAATAAAATGGCTTACAATCCAATCGAAACTTTCGTAATTAATCAAGCAATTGCGGAAACTTCAACAACTCAAAATCTTCCTATCGGAACTAGAATCAAAGCAATTGATCCTACTCTAGGGGAAGGTGAGTTTATTTACTTAAAAGGACTTGCTTCAACAGCTATTGGTGAATTGGTTATTTTTGACCAATACGCAAATACAACTACTAGAGCCGTTGCTGGTTCTCGTGGTCCTGCTGCTGTTGCAATGTCTGCAAATGTAGCCAATCAATACGGTTGGTATCAAATTTCAGGTTCTGCTGTTATTAAAGCAGGAACTGTTGCCTCTAATGGAAATGTTTACGTAACTGCAACCGCAGGAACTGTAGATGATGCTGTTGTTAGCGGTGATAAAGTTGATGGTGCAAGATTTAAAACTGCTGATGGTACTCCATCTGCTGGTTTTGCTTATTGCCAATTAGCTCGCCCTTCCTTAAACGGAAACGGCTAGTTTTTTTGAAGGGGCTTAAAACACCCCTTCATAATTTTTAATAATTAAAATAAAAAATATGACAAATCTAGTTCTAAATGTAAATCCAAACCAATTAGTATCAGATCAAGGTTTATTGGTAGCCTTTTTTGATAAAAAAAATGAAGTTACCAAAAATTATGACCTTTGGATTCATATTACAATCCCTAATGACCCCAACACAGTTTGTATTAGAAAAGCTGTAGAAAGACCTATTTACGATCAAGGTGGCGAAAAAACATTTGTTCACGAAAAAGATTTGTATAAAAATGCTTACAAAAAATATTTGAAATTACAAGAAGAAGGTAAACCAGATCCAGAAGCTGAATTAGCTAAATTAAGAGCTGAAATTGAAGCCTTAAAAGCTAACGCAACTTCTGTTGCCGATTTAGAAAATGAAGAAGAAGATAAAAGAACTGCTTCTGAATTAAAAATTGAATTGGACAATTTAGGTATTGAATATAAGGGAAACGCTTCAAAAGAAGTTTTATTAAATTTATTAAAAAATAAATAATGAGTCTTTTAACAATTTCACAATCAATTTTAAGAGAAACTAAAGCTGGCAGTGTTCCAACTGCCATAATTGGTAATACTGAAGATGTTGCAAAACAAATCTTAGAAGTAATGACCGTGTCAATTACAGAATTGGCACGCTCATACAATTGGCAAGAATTGCAAAAAGAAAAAACATTTAACACAATTATTAATACAGCTTCCTATGATTTGCCTGAAGATTTTGACAGGTTTATTAATGGAACTTTTTGGAATACCACCACGCAACACCCAGTAGCAATTCCAGTTACTCCTGAAGAATGGAGAATTTTAAAAAATCAAGGTATTACTGGCGGGACTGGTTTTGAATATTCAAGAATTAGGGCGGGACATGTTTTATTGTTTCCTACACCCGCCGCTATTGAAGCACATATTTATGAATATATTAGCAATCATGTTATTTTAAGTTCAACTGGAACTGGTCAAACTGAATGGTTGGCTGATACTGATGTTCCAGCTATTGACGCACATATTGTAAGATTAGATGCAACTTGGAGATGGTTAAAAAATCAAGGTCGCCCTTATGCTGAAGAGCAAAAAATTGCCAATAATGCGGCAGTTGAAAGAGTTCGAACAAACGGGGCAAGAAGAACTATTAAACATTATTATTACGACAACAATATTAAAGTTGGTTATCCAGCAACAATTACTCCATAAATGGTATTAACATTAGGTAAATCATATCCAGCATTGGATCAAGAAAGAAACGGACAAGCTTTAAGAGTAAACGTCCCTTCGCCTTCTGGTGGATTAAACACTAAAGATAGTGAAAGTTTAATGGAACCAACCGATGCAGTAATTATGGAAAATTGGTTTCCAAGCCAAGGTTCAATTTCAACTAGGAAAGGCTTTACTCAATATGCAACTGGATTATCTGGTTTTGTCGAAACATTAATGGAATATAATGCTAATACAGTAAGAAAATTTATTTGTGCTAATAGAAGCACTCTTAATGACATTACAAACCCCGCAAGCATTGTAAGTGTTGGCACTGGTTTTACTAATGCAAGATGGCAATGGGTAAATTTTAATGCTTATTTAATCATGGTTAATGGAGCCGATACTCCACAAACCTTTGACGGCACAACTTTAACTGCAAGTTCTATCAGCGGAACTGGATTAACAGTTAGTGAATTAAACGGGATAAATGTTCATAAAAATAGAGTTTATGTTTGGAGTTCAAATTCTCAAGATGTTTGGTATGGAGCCACAAACGCAATTGGCGGTGTTTTTACCAAATTCCAATTATCAAGAGTAGCCCCTTTTGGTGGCAATCTTGTTTCAATGATGACTTGGAATTTAGACGGCGGAAACGGCGTTGATGATTATGCTGTGTTTTTGATGTCAAGCGGTGATGTTTTACTTTATCAAGGTTCCGACCCTTCATCTTGGGCATTACTTGGCACTTACAAAATAGGTCGTCCAATAGCTGTTAGAGGAGCTAAAAAAGTTGCTGGTGATATTGTTATTATTACCGACCAAGATTTTGTGTTTTTTAGTGAAGTATTTAAAAATGATGGAGCCGTTACGCAAAGAGGTAAATTATCAGGAGCAGCAATAAAAGCCGTTAATGATTATGGCTCAAATTATGGTTGGGAAGTTGCAATGTATCCTAAAGCTGGTTGGCTGCTAATAAATGTACCAGTAGCTAATAATACCACCTACCATCAATATGTTATTAACACAATTACTGGTGCGGGATGTAAATTTACAGGAATGAATGCTTCCACTTGGGGAATGTTCAATAATAATTTATATTTTGGCGGTAATGGCAAAGTATTTAAAGCCGATGATGGATTTAGTGATAATGGTGCAAATATAGAATGTGATGTGCAAAGTGCGTATAATAATTTAGGAAGTCCACAAGAAAAAACAGTAAATGGATATAGAAACACAATAAAATTAGATGGCAGTGCAATTGTTAATTCAATTGTTAATTTTGATTACGGAAGAAATAAAACTTCGCAAAATTCATCATCAACTGCACAAGGCTCTTTTTGGGATGTAGCTTTTTGGGATGTGGCAATGTGGAGCCCAGAAGGTTTAACAAGAAACGAATTAATTTACTCGTCAGGTCAAGGTGTAGATCTTGGAATGAGGATAAAAGTAAGCATAAATGGACAACAACTGTTTTGGTATAGAACCGATTATAGTGTAAGCGTTAGTAATATAATTTAAAAAAATATATGGGATTTAAATTAAAAAATTATTTAAAACCAGCTGCTGTTTTAGGATCAGTGGGAATTGGTGGCAATAATTTTCTTGGAACAGGGCGTAATGTTTTGGGCGGTAAAGGTGGAATAAGTAAAAATATTTTTGAAGGAAAAAAAAATCCTGACGGTACTCCCTACGTACCAACTGAACAAGATATAACAACGGCAAATCTTTTTCAAAGTCTTACTCCTGAACAAAAAAAAGATTTACTCTTAAATAATCCTAACATTTACACACCGCAAGGATCTCAAACTTACGATCCTTTAACAAATAGTGTTAGATTAAATGAAAGCGATTTTACTAAAGCTGAAAGATTAAGACAAGAAAGTTTAGCTGGTCAATTAAGCGGTTCTTTGAGCGGTGATTTTTCAAACAATGGTCAAGCTATTCAAGACGCAACTTTCCAAAGAGGTAAAGCTCAAATTGATCCTATTGTTAAACAGCAAAAACAAGATTTAGCTCAACAATTAGCAGATCAAGGAATTCCCGCAGGCAGTGAACAATATAATCAAGCAATGAATCGTTTAGATGATTCAATTGCTCGCCAATATACCGATTTATCTCAAGCTAGTATTGCTACTGGCGAACAAGTTAGGCAATCAAGATTTAATGAAATATCATCTTTGCTTGGTAGGTCTCAAGTAGGGGCTGGCACTTCATTTGGTGGTTATCAACCAAATTATAATGGTATTGATTTAGCAGGTTTTGCTCAACAACAATCATTGCAAAATCAACAATTATCATTTATGGGTCAACAAAATTCTGCTAATAGAAGAAACAACACACAAAATGCATTAATTGGTGCAGCAGGATCACTTGGCGGTGCTGCTATTGGTGCATTTGCTGCTTCCGATAAAAATTTAAAAGAAAATATTGAACAAGTTGGAATTTCTCCAAGTGGAATTGTTATTTATGAATTTGACTATAAAGACAAATCACACGGTCAATTTAGATATTCAGGTGTAATGGCTCAAGATTTGTTAGAAACTCACCCGTCAGCTGTAATTCAAGAAAAAGACGGTACTTTAAAAGTAGATTATTCACAAATTGATGTTAATTTTAGGAGGGTTAAATAATGGCAGTAAAAAGAAATCAAATGGCTCAAGCTTTAGCAAAACCGCAAGGAGTTTCTGTGCAAAGAGTAAATCCAGTTGCAACAACTTCGCAATATTCAAATCCTAATTCACAATTAGAATTTGGACAAAATTTAGTAAATAAAGCAGTTAGTGGTCAAGGTTTTGACCCTCAAGGCGGTTGGGGTGTTGCCGCTGCTCAAATTGCAACTGCTGGTATTGGTGCTTGGGCGCAAAATAGAGCAATAAAAGATATTGCCGAAAAGGAAATTAATCGTCAAACCCAATTAAGCTCATTATTAACATCAAAAGGATATACGCCTGAATCTGCAAACGCAATAGCTTCAATGACTACTCCCGATAGCGGAGCTAGTCTTATTGGTGCTTTTGTCAATCAAGATATGGCAAAAAATGACCCCGCAACTCAATTAAGTTTACAAAAAACTCAAGCAGAAATTGCTAAATTAAATGCTGAAGCTGGAAAAGCTAGAAGTGAAGCTTCTGGTAAAACGCCAGATAAAGCTCCTGCGGGCTATAGATTTCAACAAGATGGAAATTTAGAAGCAATACCAGGTGGACCAGCAGGTAAATTAAGTGCAGAATCAGCAGGTAAAGTTGCTTTAATTAAACAAGGAGAAATGGATAGCACAAGGTTTCGTGATTTAATAAGTGAAAAAGATTCAAAAGGTAATGTTACGGGCTATAAAACTGGCAAACTTGCAGGATTAGGAATTTATGGAACTCCTGGAGCAAGAGAAGAATATTCAACTTTGTTTAATGCTATAAATGCTAGGTTAAGATTAGAATCGGGTGCAGCTGTTCCTGAAGCTGAGGTAAAAAGAGCTTTAAAAACATTTGCTCCAAATGCAACAGACAGTAATAAAACAATTAAATCTAAACTTGATCGCTTGGATGAATTTTTTGGAATTGCTAAACAAGAAATTGGACATGGTAGAGGAGCAACGCCAACTCAAGCAACGACTGGTAATCAAATGCAAATGCCATCACAAAGCGGTTTTAAAATACTAAATGTGAGGGATAAATAATGCCAATAGCAACAGTTCAATTACCTAATGGAAAAATAGCTGACATAGAAGTTCCTCAAGGTGCTACGCCACAAGAAATTGAAAGTTTTGTAATGAGCAATCCAGAACTCGGTGGACAGCAACCACAACAACCTCAACCAGCACCTCAACAAGAAAGTTCTACTATTGCAAATGTTGCTATGGGTGTTCCTCAAGGTTTAGGGAATGCGGCAATTGGTGCATTTCAAGCCGCTACTGATGTTGGGGAAAAAGCCGCTAGTTTAATTGAAAGATTATATTACGGCGATAATTTAAATATGAATACTATTGGCAACCGCTTAGCTGAACAAGTTAAATTAAGAAATGAACAACAAGCACAATTACCAACTTCTGAAAGAATAGGAATTGCAATTGGACAATCATTACCATATTTAGCGACTGGTGTTGGAACTGGTGCAAAAGTTGCACAAGTTGCTGGTAAAGTTGCGGGATTAGCTACTGGGGGTGCAATTAGTGGTTTTGCGTCAGGTGCATTATCGCCACAAGAAGAATCTGGCTTAGAAAATAGAAGTATTCAAGCCGTAAAAAGTGGGGCGATTGGTGCTGGTATTGGTGCTGGATTAGGAATTGCGGGTAAAGCTATTGAAGGAGTTAAATTAGTTAGCAAACCTATTTCAAAAGTTACTTCTTCATTAATTGACAGAGTAAGATCTGAATTAGGCAACAAAGAAATATCAAAAAAAATTGCTACTGAACAATTAAAAAGTGGCTTAGCTAAAGAAGGCGTAAATATTTCTGAAGCTTTAAAACAAACCAGTCAAGAAGGTAAAGATTTAGTTGATATTTTAGATCCTAGGTTTGCAACTTTAAATATAGGTTTAAAAAATTTAAATCGTCCAGAAACAATAAAAATTGCAGATCAATCATTAGTTAGAATAAATGATACAACAAATAAACTTCAAAATAAAATTGTAAATTTAATTTCTGAACAAAAAATAAGTCCCGATCAAGCAGGAGAAATTTTAGGTAGAAATTCACAAAAAATTTTTAATGAAGCTTTGCAAGCTAGAAGAGCAAAAGCAGCACCATTATATCGTAAAGGATTAGAAAGTGGAACAAAAATTGATTTAAACACAGTTTTAACACAAAACACGGCAGAAATTACTGATTTATTAGGAGTTGGAGAAAAAAATCTAACTCTTAAAACTTTATTAAATTCACCAATAATAAAAAATATTATTTCTCAAGCAAGAGCAAAATCATTAGAATTTGCTAATTCTTCCGCAGAAGATATTTATGGAAAAATTTACCAAAAAACAAAACCAGTTTATCAAACAAAAAAAGTTTTTGATAGAAATGATATTACTACATCTCTTCCACTTTATAAAACGGAAATAACTTTAAAAACTCCATCAGGTTATAAAATACCCGACAATGATGTTAGAGTTTTACATGCTGTTGATAATATTCTTTATGATAGAATTAACGAAATTGCACAAACTGGAGCAACAAAAGAACAAACAGCTTTAGGAATTGTTAGAAAATCAATTAGTAATTTATTAGATAATTCAAACGATGATCTTGCAAAAGCTCGTAAATTATGGCGTAAAGATACAGAAAATCTTGCTTTTGCCAAAAATAGTCTTATTGGAAAATATGCAAAATATTATAAAGAAGGTAAATCAGATGAATTAACTAAAGCAGCAATGAATGTTTTAGATTTACCAACTAATAAAATTATAAAAGCTAGACAAGCTAATCCTCAAGAATTTAGCGAATTATTAAGATCATCAATTGAAAATAGAATTGCATCAATTCAACCATTTGATGAAGGCGTTATAAATCCTAGGGCATTTACAAAAGCATTTTTTTCAGATGGTGGAAAAAATTTAGAAGCGGCAGTTGGCGGAGATAAACAAATAGTAAAAGGATTTAAAAATTTAGCAGAAAATTTAGATATTAAATTTCAAAGAAATAGAATAACAAAATCTGCAATGGAAAACCAAGCAAAATCAGTTAGAATACCTACGGGCAAAACATCCGCAATGAATAGAGTATTTGAATTTTTTGAAAATAGACTTGTTTCTAGTCCAGAAGTTCAAAAAGAATTTGTAAATGGATTATTTACTCCAGAGGGTCAACAAATGCTTAAAACTATAGCTATTAGTGATAAAAAAATTCAAAAAGAAATAGTTGATAATTTTATGCAAAAAATCATTACAACCAATACATTAACACAACAAATTAATCAATAATTTTATGGCATTTAACGGGACAGGAACTTTTTTAAGATTATATAATTGGGCAACTGATAAAATAAACTCAATACCTATTACAGCCTCAAGAGTTGATGCTGAAATGGATGGAATGGCAACGGGTTTATCTAATTGTATTACAAAAGATGGACAAACCACAATATCTGCAAATATTCCTTTTAATAGTTTTAAAGCAACAGGTTTAGGAGTTGGAACGGCTCGCACCGATGCAATTACTGTTGGTCAAGTCCAAGACAATCAATTTTTATATCTTGGCACAACTAGCGGAAGTGCTGACGCTTACACACTGGCACCATCACCAGCAATTACAGCTTACACAGCAACACAACAATTTACTGCAAAAATAAATGCAACTAATTTAACAACAACCCCTTATCTGCAAGTAAGTTCAATTGCTAATCCAACAGCAACCGCGGTTATTAAAAAATTAAATGCTACAAAAACAGAAATTGCGGTTGCTATTGGTGATTTAGTAGCAAATGGAATTTACACATTTAAAAGAAACTCTGCTAATGATGCTTGGATTGTTTTAGAATTGTCAAATAAAAAAGTCCCAACAATTCAAACATTCACTTCAGGCTCAGGAACTTGCACAATCTCCGCAGGAACTCTTTATTTAAGAGTTAAAATGGTGGCGGGCGGTGGTGGCGGAGCAGGTTCAGGAACTATCGTTGGAAATAACCACGGTAGCGGTGGAAACGGTGGAAGCACCACCTTTGGAACATCATTATTAACTTGTAATGGCGGAGCTGGTGGTGGTGGTGCTGGAAGCGGTACTGGCGGACTTGGCGGAGCAACGACAATCAATTCTCCAGCTTACGGAACTGCTATAGCTGGCGCAACTGGTGTAGGTGGCGGAACTACAGTTGCAGCACAAGGGCAATTTGGCGGTGCCGGTGCCAGCTCTTATTTTGGCGGAGCAAGTGGTAGAGGTGATGTGGCTGCTGCTGCAAATAGTGGGAGTGGTGGAGCGGCAGGAATGGCAAATGGGTCTTCTTACATTGGTGGGAGTGGTGGTGCTGGTGGGTTTATTGATGCTATTATTCCGACACCTTTGGCAACTTATTCTTATGCAGTGGGTTCTGCTGGAGCAAGTGGAGCGGCAGGAACTGGCGGAAATGCTGGAGCAACTGGCGGATATGGATACATTGAAATAACTGAATTTTATAATTAAAGGGGTAAAAATGGAAATTAAACAACTACAAGACTTAAAGAGTCAAAAAGGCTACAAATTTAATGACCAATTTTTTGTTGCTTATGAAGGTAATCCTAATTTTGATTCTTTAAATCAAGATTATAAAGATTGCCTAGAATATATTAAAAATGGTGGAATTGTTTTGCCTGAATTTACTCCACAAGAAGCATTGGAGAGAGCCAAAGCCTCAAAAATAAATGAGTTAAACTCTTTTATTCTCGCTGAAAAAACTAAACCTTACACAACTTTTACAGCTCCTGAGTTAGTCCCTTCAATTGTTAATGGCAAAACTCAATTTAAGCAAGGTGAGCCTGTTAGTTTTATTTGGTATGTTGACGCTATTCCGAACTCAAAACTAACTCCTGAGAGCATTTTAAACAAGTGCAATCTTGATATAACTAGTTGCATTAAAGCTTCTATTCTTGATGTTAAATCGATTGATTTAGCCAGTTTAAAAGCAAATCTAAAAACTTGCTTGGATTCAAAAATAATTCCTTATACAACCACCATTACTAAAAATGGAGTTCAATCAACTGGAATGGTTAATGTGTTTCCCATTGCGGAATCATTGGCAAATCATATACAACAAAGAGAAGTAAACAGCAATGTTTTAAATAGTGTTTATTTAGCACAAATTAATAATTGTAAAACTGTTGAAGAAGTTAATTTAATTAAATTTACAGCATGAAATCAGGGTTTGAATTTATAGACGAAGCCGTTTATACACCAAAAAAGAATAAAAAAGATAAAATTATTCTTCATGAAGATTTAAGATTTTATATTAATTTTGCGGGTCAAAGATTGCCAGATATGTATATTATCCCAGCAGGATTTGAATCTAACGGCTTTACTATCCCGACTTTATTCAAACCCTTATTTTCTAACTTCGATGTTGGCGTTGAAAATGCTATTGCACATGATTTCTTATATTCTGAATTAAGAACTTTTAATATGTTTCGTCGAGATGCTGATATGGCATTTTATAACGGCTTACGCAATAGTAGTTTAGAAGTGTGGAAAGCTAAGGCTTTCTATATTGCTGTTCTAATTTTTGGCGGTAGTAAGTGGAGGAAAAAGAAATGAATGAGATAATTCAAATTATGAAATTGATGGAGCAAGCTCCTAATTTCTCTACAGTAGCATTTGCCGTGTTTGCTTATTGTGCATTTAAAACTATTAAAAGTTTTGCAAA